CGCGTCCGTGAAGTGACTGACGAGCAAATTGAGGCGATGACCATGAGGGAATATGAAGCCTTGTTCGACGAGAACGGGCGTCCAAAACCGGGGGTACGCCACAGGTCAACCCGAGGCATCCCCCTCACACAACGGTAGCAACCGGTACCACCGAAGGGGGTAGCACCAATGGCCACAGGGGCCCTCGAGTTCGTCGACAAGACTATTGCTGATGGCGTGTTCAGCCCTGAAACGCACTGAATTGGGGCTGTAAAACCGACCTCTATTGCTGGGATACCCTAAAGTCTTCACACCTATTAAGGGAAAAGAGTGAAGAATACGTGGGCAATCAGCAGGGCAAGTTCGGAGAGACTGATCTCGCATGGCTGGCAGGATTTATCGACGGTGAAGGCTCGTTCGGGTTTCAGCAACTCGTTGCATCCCGAAGCAACCGACCGCACAAGCGCGCGTACTTCACGCCGCGCATCACTGTCGGCAACACGGACCGGCCAACGCTCGCGTATGTGCTCGATGTTCTCGAGGCGTATCACCTTCCGCACCTGGTGTGGGACCGACAACGCCGCGGGATCAACATCAACGGATATGCGAAGGCGGACTTCTGGCAGATCCGTGCGGAGGGTTTGAAACGGTGCGCTCGGTGGCTCCCGTTACTGCTCCCGCACCTGCGGACCAAACGAGATCAAGCGAAGGTGATGCTCGAGTTTTGCGAGTTCAGACTCGCGATGCCAGGTCACGACAAGCCGTATACGGCGCGCGAACTGGAAATCCTCGACATGTTCCGCAATCGTCGCTTCGAAGCCTTCACAGACTACACGGTCGGCGAGGCTATTCAGGCCTCGATGGTATAGTCGGCCCCCCTTCGAAAGCTGGGGGAGCTCCAGCGGATATCTGGAGCAAGCAGGTTTTGCGCGCGACGGAGGCGAATCTGGTCATCGCCACGAGCGTCAACCGCACGTTTGAGGCGGACGCGTCGGTTGGCAAAACCGTCAAGGTCGCCAGCATCGGCAATCTGGGCGCGCGCGCCAAGGCCGAGAACACGGCCATCACGTATGAGACGGTGGCCGAGACGGCGGTCACGATCACGCTCAACCTGTGGTCGTACGCCGCCCTGGGCATCGAGGACATCGTCAAGGTCCAGAGCACGGTCGACGTGCAGAACGAGTACCAGCGCAAGCTCGGCTACGCGATCGCCAAAGATATAGATTCAAAACTGGCGGCTGACTTCGCTGGCTTCTCACAGGTGGTCGGCACGCTCGGCACCGCGGCGTCGGACGCCAACGTCCTGGCCGCGATCAAGCTGCTCGACGACGCCGACGTGCCGCAGGACGACCGCTTCTTCGTCATGACGCCGGCTGAGAAGGTGGCCAAGCTCGCACTCGACCGCTGGAGCAATGCGCTGTACATCGGCACCAGTCAGTACCCGACCCGCTCCGGCATGCTCGGCGACATGTACGGGGTGAACCTGGCGGTCACGACCAACCTGGTCAAGCCCGCCGCCGGCCAGGCCAACAATGCCATCTTCCACCGCGACGCGCTGGCGCTCGTTCAGCAGCGGTCGCCCAAGACCCACGTGTTCTACGACATTGACGTGTTCACGTGGAAGCTCGCGGTCGAAGTGATCTACGGCCACCAGGAACTTCGGGATAACTTCGGCATTCTGCTCAACGGAGCCAGTTAGGCCGTGTCGGTCGAGACCGGCAGCGACTTCCTGGACAAGCTGCTCGGCCAGACGCCGCCGGCAGCGTCTCAGCCACGCCACGGGCAGAACTACAACTACCCGCTCAAGTGGTACGTGAAGCCGGACGGGTCGGTCGTGCAGTTGCAGGGCGACCCGCAGAATCGCGCGTACTATCAGGACAAGGGCTACCACATGCTCAGCGATCAGCGCGGCCGCGACGGCGGGCTGAGCGAAGTGGAGCAGTACACCAGCGTCGAATACCCGAAGCTGCTGAAGCGACAACGCGACAAGGCAGCGCTGATCAACGCCATCCGGCGCGCTGGTCAGCAGTACCGCGATCTGAATCTCGAGGACACGTTCGACGAGTACAGCGTCGAAGAGGTGCGCGAGTACCTGAAGCAGATCAAGGAAGAGACGGGCAAAGACATTCGGGTCATCCTGCCGAAACGCGCCCAGGCGCGCGAGGAGGCGCGCGACGCCGCCCTGCTGCAGGGTGTCGAGATGACCGAGGCGCAGTCGCTCGAAGCCTTGCAGGCGAAACTCACCCAGGGTGCCGGCTACGACCCGCTCGAGCAGGCACGCCGCGGCCGCGCCCGATCAGGAGGCAGCTCATGACCGACACCAACGAGTACGTGTTCCCGCCGGCCGAGGCGTCACCGCCCGAGGTCCTCGCCTTGAAGCCAAACGATGCCAAGAGCGCGACCGAAGGGCCCCACGCGCAGGTCAGTCCGACGGCCTACGTGACGTGGACGAAGCCCGATGGCTCGAGTTTCATCGCGCCGCTCAGCAACTCCGAAACGTACGAGCGCAAGGGTTTCAAGAAGGGTGCCGAGCAGGACATTCCTGACCTGGTGGCCTACAACGCCGAGCAGGCAGCCAAGGAGCCGGCAAAACCCGCCGCTGCGACGCGCGGTGAGCACGCCGAGGCGCCCAAGGCGAAGTCCTGATGCCCGTCGACAGTGGCTCGATCGCCAGTCAGACGGGCGCCGCGGGCGGGTTGTGGACGCACACGCCGGTGGACTGGCGCGGCAACGAGCCGCCCGGCACGGCCAAGCCGGGCGGCTGGCCAACGGATGCCAGTGCCGCGCTGCCGCCCAACGGCGCGGCACCCGGTCCCGGTGGGCCGGCGCCAACGATCTCGGCGATCTCGGTGTCGGGCATCACCACGACCGGGGCGACGATCAACTACACCCTGGCGCCATCATCGGCCAACCAGGTCGAGTACGGCACCACGCTGGCGTACGGCCTGATGAACGTCGAAGGTGGCGGGTCGGGACCGATGACCAAACCGTTGACGGGTCTGACCACGGGCACGCTGTACCACTACCGCATCCGCGCGACCGCGAACGGGCAGACGACCTACTCGAGCGACCGCACCTTCACCACGTCGTAGGGGGCCGACCTTGACGAGTCCTGATCCGAATCCCCCAGCGGAGCCAGAAGACGAGGGCGACGGCATTCCCGAGGAGGATGCCGACGCTGAACCCGAAGACGAGCCCGCCCATGAGTGACGAGCGGACGCCCGATGTCATTGACGGCGCCCGCTTTCTCGGCATGTCGCGGCAGGATGGTATGCGCGAGCTCGGGATCAAGTCCGAAGCGGACTACGTCCGTGCATATCGCGATGTCGAGGCGGCGGTGCTCGCGCGCGACAATCGCGAGTCGCAGGGCGGCGTCCATGCTCCGATCGTGATCAAACGTCGCGGAGCGAGGGTCGTTGACGCTGGTTGACGTCGCCCAGGTGCAGGGCTTTCTGAGCGGCGCGCTGCCGTCCGCGAGCGGCGGCGGCACGACCGCCCAGACGTATGGCGGGCTCGAGCTGGCCCCGGTCGCGACCAGCACCGCCGACTACGTGCTCGCGACGCTGGTCACCGTCGCGCCGGCCACCATCCGCATGGTCTTCGCCTATGCCGCCGCCGCGGGTGCGGGTGCGACGACGATCGACCTGCTCAAGAACGGCGTGAGCGTGTACCACGATCCACTGCACCGGCCGGCGCTGGGCGCGGGAGCGACGGGCGCCTTTACCAGTTACCCGCCCGACAATCGCTCGGTGCGGCGCGGCGACCTGCTCGTCCTGAAGGTGGTGGGCACCGCCGGACATAGCGGCGTGGTCGCGACGGCCGCGCTCGAGGAGCCTTGAGAGCATGGCACTGACCCCGTCGATCACGACTGCCGCGCGCAATGCCGCCGCCGACGCGGTGACCGCGCTGGTCAACGCCGGCGGTGCCGGCTCACTGCGCATCTACAGCGGCACGATGCCGACCGACGCCAACGCGGCGCTGTCGGGCAACACGCTGCTGGCCCAACTCACCATGTCGGCCACCGCCTTCGGCGCGGCATCCGCGGGCGTGGCGACGGCGGCGACGATCACCGCGGACGCGAGCGCCGACGCCAGCGGTACGGCCACGTTCTTCCGCGTCCTGTCCGGTGCTGGCACGGTCATCTTCCAGGGCAGCGCAGGGACCGCGAGCTGCGATTTGAATCTGAACTCCACGGCGATCACCGCCGGCGCCAACGTTGCGGTGTCCAGCCTGACCTACACGCAGGCGGGGTCCTGAGCCAGCAGATGGCGACCGAGACCGTGCAGTCCTGGACGAATGTCACCCTGCCCGACGCGCCGCCGGCCTACTACTGGCCAGATGAGACGGGCTTTGCGGTACTGCCCGACAAGACGTCCTGGACGCTGGGCGTTGACCAGAGCAACGTGCCGGACGGTGCAGCGTACGGGGTGTGGGTCGAGTTCCAGGTCGGCACGGACTGGTATCCCGACGCCGGCTCCGACGACTTCCAGGGCGGCCCGATCGAGCTCCGTGCGGGCGGGACCACGCCGCTCAACTACGTGCGCTCGAGCGTCGGGTCGGTGGGTGAGACGCGTGCCTACCCAGAGAGCGCGCGCCTGCGGATCAGCCGCATGCAGGCCTGGCTGTTCCCGAGCATTCAGTTGACGATGGGCTAGTCGGTGGCCAGCCAGGTTCAGACCAAAACCGCCCAGGCCGGCAGCGCCACCAGTGTGGGCGTGGTGCTCTCAGGCGTGAGTGCGGGCAACCACCTGATTGCCTGCACGTTTGCCTGGCAGAGCCCGTCGCCGACACCGATTGCGCCGACGAGCTCGCCCAGTGCGACGTGGAATGTGGCGCAGGCCGCGTTCACGGATACCGCCGGTGATGCCACGCGCGTCGACTACGCCGAGAATGTCACTGGTGGCAGCACCACGGTCACCTGCCGGACGTCGGCGGCGGCGTTCATCAATGGTCAGGTGAGCGAGTCGTCGGGCGCGGCCACGAGCAGCTCGCTCGGCTCGGTCAACCATAGCTCGGGCTCGAGCAGCGTCGCCTCGACGACGCCCGGCTCGATCACCCCAGTCGCCTCATCGGTGGTCTATACGTTCGTCACGTCCGGCGGCAGCAACACCGCGGCGATGACGGTGGGCTCGAGCTTCACGGTGTCGAGCGACGCGCCGGGCTGGAATGGCGGCAGCACGATCCGTGCGGGGACGGCGTACCGCAATACGGTGCCGGCCTCAGCGCTCAACCCGACCTGGACCGAGTCGTCGGGCAATGCCGTCCTGAGCGCAACGATCGTCGAGGTCCTGACCGCGGCCGGCGGCACGTTCACGGGGACGGGCGCGTTGACGATTGGGCATCCATCGCTGGCGGCTAGCGGCACGCAGCCGGTGACTGGGACTGGCGCGGTGCTGATTGGACCGGCGGCGTTCACGGGCAGCGGGACGCAACCGGTCAGTGGCGCGGGCGCGGTGGTGATCGGACCGTCCGCGCTCGCGGGCACGGGCGCCATGTCGCTCGCCATCACTGGCACTGGCGCATTGCTGATCGGCGTCCCAACGCTCACCGCCGACGGCTGGCTGCTGGTTTCGACCGTCACCGGCAGCGGCGCCCTGACTATTGGGGCCCCGTCGCTCGCGGGCAGCGAGCTGGATACGCTGGGCCTGGGCGCCCTCAGCATCCTGGGGCCGATGCTCAGTGGGGTCGGCATGGCGCAGGTCGTCGTGCCGCCGCCGGACCTGGTGCCGGTCGGTTCGCCACCGGCGTACGCGTTGACGCCTGGGCCACTCGGCCTCAGTCCTTCGCTTCAGCCCTACCCCGCCGGTGGGGCGCCAGCCTTTGAACGGGGACCGCATGCCATCGCTCGCTGAGTATCGTCGCTCTGTTGCGGTCGAAAGCGGCCCGTATATCGGTCCGGAAACCTATGACGTGCGCGCGACCAGCGGCAGCGACGTCACCAAGATCGTATGTAGCGTGTACCCGATCAAGTCGGGCATCCCGCAGTTCGACCTGCTCGTCGAACGGCCACTCTTCCGACCGCAGGCGACCGATCCGCACGACAAGCACCGCTACGTCCAGTCCTACGACCCCGCGACGGGGACGATCACGCCCGATCTGCCGTGGACGAACGCACCGATCGCGTCGCCCGGCGGCTCGGCCTACAGTTTTCTGGAAGCGTTCACGTACGGCGAACTGGAGCTCATGCTGTACGAGGACCTCGAGAACCTGGGGCTGACGGGCCTGGGCGAGCGCTTCGAGATCCTTGGCCCGTTCGACGTGCCAACCCTGCACCAGCTCGTGAACGACGGGCTCAAGCAGTGCTGGATGGTCGTCGAGGTGGCATGTGTGCCCACGCCGCAGGCGTCACGCCATTCCCTGGCGGTCGTCTCGCCGTGGCTCCAGGATGCCAACCACATCCGCCAGGTCGGGCTGCTCGCCGCCGGCGAGGACCGCAACCAGACCGACCCGTTCGAGCGCATCGTGTACGGCGAGGTGGACCGCGACGGTGGTGACTTCTACTTCAACACCGGTCAGCGGACCTTTGCCGATGGCGACATCCTGTACCTGCGCTGCTACAAGCGCGCGTACGACCACTGCCGCATGGCCGGCGGCGTGTTCGGCGACCAGAGTGGGCTGCTGCTCGAGACGGACGAGGCGCCCATCGAGCGCGACTGGCTGGCCTCGAGTGCGCTGACGGTTGGCTGGCGGCGGTTCGGGCACATCCTCGACCCGCTCGCCAACGCACGGCTGGTGCGCGACCAGGCGGCGGCCGCAGCATGGTTTTCTGACCGCTCGCGGCAGCACTTCACCGCGGTTCAGCCGCAGCTCACCTTGCGCCGTGCGCGCCGCTTCGGGCCGGTGTTTCACTGATGGGGATCTACAGCGCCCGCCGCTCGCCGTTCCCGTACCACGTGAAAATCGGCACGACGGGCCTGCTGCTCGGGGCGCCAGGGCCGAACAAGCCGCTGCTGTCGTCGAGCAAGACCCAGGACATCGCCCAGGTCGCGCCCCCCGACTTCAGCTACGGCGGCATCTCGCCGATCAACGAGCGCGGCGAGCCGTACGAGTCTTTGGTGCTCGGCTACGGCCAGCGCATCCAGGAGAAGTGGCAGGATTTTCGGTACGCCAAGGCGCAGGCGGTCGATCTGAGCGTCTGGCCATGGTGCAAGGGCCCGCAGATCAACCTGCTGACGCCGGCGACCGTCGACGCGGCGGCCGGCGTGCGGACGTTCTTCGAGCTCGGCAGCACGCTCTACTGTGCGCAGGGCCGGTACATCCTGCAGCGCGTGAGCGACGCGTCCTGGACGGTCGCTAAGGACTTTGGCGCGGGCGTGGCGGTGCTCAACGTCACGGTGTTCACGTCCAACTTCGACGGCGTGCAGCGGGTGTTCGTGGCGCTCTCGAGCGGGCCGGCGCAGTACTCGAGCAACGGGACCGCGTGGACGGCCATGGCCACGTTCACGGCGCTCGCGTTCTGCACGATCGGGCGCGAGTTCTGGTGGGCTGACGACGTCAATCGGCTGAGAAAATGCGACACCAACGCCGACCCGACCGTCGAGGCCAACTACACCAGTTTGATCTTCCGCGCGGGTGACAAGAGCTCGGGCATCACGGCGCTCATGGTCACCGCCGCCGGCACGCTGCTCATCGCCAAGACCGACGGGCTGTACACGCTCGACCAGGCCGGCGACGACCACCAGCTCTTCCCGTTCCTGAAATTCGCGCCCGAGGCGAACAACGGCAAGGCGTGGGGCCAGTTCGAGAACAACCTGTACACCAGCTACGGCCGCAACCTGCTGCAGATCGACGCCGCGCTGACCGGTGGCGATGTCGGGCCCGAAAAGCTGGTCAATAACGACTCGGATGTGCGCGGCAAGGTGACCGCGTTCGCGGCGGTGGGCACCATGTTTGCCTACGCGGCGCTGTTCAATCCCGACACGCTGACCGGGTACCTGATGAAGTTCGGTGGCTGGGTGTCGCAGTCAGCGCTCACGTCGTCGTCGATCACATCACAGGCAGCACAACTCACGCCCACGCACATCGACGCCTGGCACGGCTCGCTCAGCGACCCGTTCCCGAACCGCGCGATCCAGAGCCTGTTCGTGTCGACGGTGGCCGCGCCCACGGGTCACACGCGCACGTACCTGGGCTTCAGCGACGGCAGCATCGGCTGGATGATCAATCCGTGCGTGCCCGACCCCGCGGCGTGTGCGCAGTACCGCTTCCATGTTGGCGATAGCTGGGTCGACCTGCCGCTGTGGCACGGCGGCTATCACGCCTCGGTGAAGAGCCTGCGCCACGTGGTGGTAATCGGCGAGGTCCTCAATGCCAGCAACTACGTCACGCTCGAGTACAAGACGGACCCCGCGCAGACGAGCTGGACGGCGTTGGGCAACGTGTTTGACACCACCACGTACGAGCAGGCGTCGTTTCCGACCACCACCACCGCCGTGCTCGCCGCGTTCCGCGTGCACCTGACCAACACGGTCAATACGGCGTCGCCGCTGGTGTCGGCGGTGATGCTGGGGCACGCGCTGCGGCCGCAGCGCTTCATGTCGGTCGAATTGACCATCCTGTGCGCCGATGGGCTGATCAGACGGGATGGCGTGCCGTTACGGATTGGGCGGCGCCAGATCCAGCGCATCGTGGAGCAGGCCGTGGATACACCTGGTGCCGTGACGTGCACGCTGCCCGACGAGACGGTTCGCGAGTTGAGTTTTACTGACTACGCGATCAGCCAGAGCTTCGATGAAGTCGGGCGCCAATGGAGAGGAAGTCTGGTGGTGAAGGCAGTGGAATGGTCCAGCGTGCAGGTCTAGTCGAGATGCCTCCAAGCTCGTCCCGAGGTGACGTGCGCAACGGCCTGGTAGGTGACTGCGTAGTCGGCCGCGATTTGCCGGTTCGTTTCACCGGCAGCGAAGCGAGCACGAATGGCGCGTACGTCGTCATCGGTGAACTTGGCGTTGGGATGACTCTGGCCGGGGTAGCTCTTGTACCGGTTGCGAACGATTGCATCCCGAGTGTTTTCGGCCAATCCTCCGATGTACAGATGGTCAGGCCTGACGCAAGCGGGGGTATCGCATTTATGGAGCACCCACGCTCCAGGCGGGATCTCGCCGTAGGTCAACATCCAACTCCACCGATGAGCAGGCATCGTGTGTGTCTCGAAACGGTCTTTGAACAGCCCATAACCAAAGGCAGTTTTGCCGCGTGCTATCCACAACCAGCAGCCGTCCTCCGATTTAGCGACCTTTTTCCAAAAGCGTTCTTCGACGGGGAGTCGCGGGCGGCCCTTGACACGGGCGTTATGGCCGCGGCGAAACAATCCGCGATCCCGTCCGCCGACATGTCTATCAGGGCGCAGCGGCTCGCCGCATCCACAAGCGCATGTGTCAAGGGAGGTATGCATGGCCCGAATCGAGACTGACCCTTTTTATACTGCACCCACGTTCAGCCGTGCCACGGCAGCGACGGACCTGTTCAAGAAAGAGGACGTGCAGGCGCTCGCCGCGGCGATGTCGACGCACGACCACTCGACGGGCAAGGGCGCGGCGCTGGGCGCGGCCTCCATTCCGAACGGCACGATCACGTCGGCCATGATTGCCGACCTGACGATCGATACGGCGGACCTGAAGGATGGCGCGGTCACCTCGGCCAAGATCGCCGACGGCACCATCGCCACGGCTGACCTGGCCAATCAGTCGGTCACCAACGCCAAGCTCGGGACCGATACCGCGCGCCTGAACCTGCTGGTCAATGGCGGGTTCGAGATCTGGCAGCGCGGCAATGGGCCGTTTACGGCGACCGGCGTCTACACGGCAGATCGTTGGTTCCTCAGTATCACCAGCACCGACACGTTCTCGGTATCGAAGGACACCGCGAACGCGGACGCTGGCGCTGGCGCTTGTGCCGCCGTTACATTTGGCCTGGTCGGGGGCGGCGGGAATTCATCCATCTATCAAAAACTGGTCGCCACGGACTACACCCAACTCAAAAGTCGTGTGCTCAGTGCCAGTTATCGCGTCCGATGCGCGACGGCAAACGCGGTAAGGATCGGTATCTTTGACGGATCGGCCTGGCAATTCAGTGCGCTCAACTCAGGGAGTGGCAGCTATCAAACGCTGACCGTGACAACCACGCTGGGAGTGTCGGGAGACTATTTCACCGGCATCTTTTTCAGCGCCTCCTGCACGGCATACATCGACAACGCCATGCTGGTGGTCGGCAGTGTGCCGGCCGACTACGCGCCGCTGCACCCGGCCGACGACCTGGCGCGCTGCCTCCGCTACTACGAGACGATGGACTACGGGCAAAATAGCTATATCGCGGCTGCTCAGGCGTTCAATACAACTCAAGCCGCTGGAGCATTCACATTTAGTGTGCAAAAAGCGGTTACACCGACACTCACAATGTCCACGCCCGGGACATTCGGCTTGACGAGTAGTAGCTTCGCCATAGCTGCCTGTACTGCCGTCACCGTGCCGGGGAGTAATTTGACAACAGCAAGGTCGATTGGATTTGTAGCAACAGCCTCTGGATTGGTGGCTGGTAA